ATGAATATTCCGGGTTTTCGTTTCAAAGTCCGAAAGTTTAGATATTGAAAATGGCACAAGCAGGCAGGAAAAAAAAGGCGGCATCATTGCGACTTGTAACGGGCGTTCGCAATGTCACGCGCCATGGAAAAGAGGAACAGCTCCGGAAAAAAGCCGAGGAATCACTCGAACAATTCGGCCCGCTGAAAAAGCCGTCGTTCCTGAAAGGCGAAGCCGCGAAAGCATGGAAACGTTACATCGAGCCGGCGACATGGCTCGACGCTTCGCGCGAAGCGACGGCCATTCGATTCTGTCAGCTATGGCAGGAATCCCAGCTCGCTCCCTTCACTTTCCTAGCCGCCAAGGATGGACAACTGCGCGCCTACATGGCGGAACTCGGACTCACAGACGAACGAAACAGAATTTATAAACCCGACGAAAAAACAGACGAATATTTCGATGATTGACCGCACGACAGATTACGCACGCGCGGTCGTTAAAAACAAAATCATCGCCGGGCCGCATGTTCGCAATGCTTGCCGCCGTCACCTGGACGACCTGAAAAGGAAAAAGGAACTACGCTGGAAAAAGGAAAGCGCCGAGCGCGCTATCCGTTTTTTCGAATCGAAACTTAAACTGTCCGAGGGACAGTTCGAGGGCAAGCCGTTCGTATTGCACGAGGCACAGGCGTTTATCGTCGGCTCGTTGTTCGGATGGTTTCGAAAGTCCGACGGGTTCCGACGATTTCGTCGCGCGTATATCGAACAAGGAAAGGGCAACGGCAAGTCGCCACTAGCAGGCGGAATCGGATTATACGGACTGGTCGCCGATGGCGAAGCGGGCGCGGAAATCTATTCGGCGGGCGCTACTAAAGAGCAGGCAAGCATACTCTTTCGCGACGCCGTGAAAATGGTCGGGCAATCGCCCGACCTCGACAAGCGCCTGCAACGCAGCGGCGGGCCAGGACGCGAATATAATCTCGCCTACCTGCGCAACGGTTCGTTTTTTCGTCCCGTGTCGCGCGAAACCAAAAAAACCGGTTCCGGCCCGCGCCCGCATTTCGCGCTGGTCGACGAGCTGCACGAGCATCCCGACGGCGGCGTAATTGAAATGCTCGAACGCGGTTTCAAGTTCCGCCGGCAGCCGTTGCTGCTGATGATTACGAACTCGGGGTCGGACCGGAATTCGGTCTGCTATGCCGAACACGAGTTCGCGTGCAAGGTCGCCGCCGGGAATCACGACGCGCCGCAGGACTTGACGTACTTGGGCGCTGTTATCGACGACTCGACGTTCGCGTACATTTGCAGCCTCGACCCGGGCGACGACCCGCTGAACGACCCGTCGTGCTGGCGCAAGGCGAATCCGTTGCTGGGCGTCACGATTACCGAGGATTATCTCGCCGGCGTCGTCAGCCAGGCGAAAAACATTCCGACGAAACAGAACAATATCCTGCGGCTGCATTTCTGTACGTGGACCGATGCGGCAACGGCATGGATGTCGCGCGAGGCAATCGAACCGCTGCTGGTCGAGTTCGACCCCGCCATGCACAAGGGCGCGCCAGTGACAATCGGGCTGGACCTTTCGCAGAATCGGGATATAACCGCATTGGCTGCCGTGGTCCGGACCGGCGATGTCGAGGTCGCCGGATTCGACCGGCACGGCAAGCCGGTAACGCTGCGCAAGCCGACGTTCGACGCATGGATTGAGGCGTGGACGCCGGGCGATACGTTGCAAGCGCGCGAGGAAAAGGACAAAATCCCGTTCAGGTTATGGGCGGCGCAGGGTTTCCTGCACGCGCCGGCAGGGGAAAGCATCAGTTTCCGCCATGTCGCACAGACGCTAGTGGAATATGACCGCGATTTCGACGTTCGAATGGTGGCTTATGATCGGTACGCATTCCGCCGATTCGAGACGGACGCCGCCGACCTGTCGCTCGACCTGCCGTTCGTCGAGCATCCGCAGGGCGGCGTGAAAAAGGGCAAGCCGTCCGAGGAAATGGAAAAGGCGGCGAAGCGGGTCGGGCGGGAACCCGACGGGTTATGGTTCCCGGCCTCGTTGCGACTGACCGAGGAAACAATCCTCGAGCGCCGCATCCGGCTCAGGCGAAACCCGGTCCTGATTTCGGCGATTATGTCGGCGGTCGTGGACCGGGACAAATGGGAAAATCAGTGGCTCGCGAAACAGAAGTCGCTGAATAAGATCGACGCCGCGGTCGCGCTGGTAATGGCAATCGGCGCGGCGCACGCGATGGAAATACAAAAGCCGCCAATGCTGTTAATGGCACTCGGCTAGGGGAACGCAATGCTGCATAGGGCATGGTACGCGCTGAACGTTAAAGACATCGACAGCGAGGCCCGCCGCATTGTCGGCGTAGCCACGACCCCGGAAGTCGACCGAATGGGCGACATCGTCGAGCCGCTGGGGGTCGCCTATAAAAACCCGCTGCCGCTACTTTGGCAGCATCAGCACGACATGCCGGTCGGACACGCTACGTTCAAAAAACCGACCGAGGCCGGCATCGAATTCTCGGCGGAACTCGCCAGCATCGACGAGCCAGGCGAGCTAAAAAATATACTCGACAGGGCGTGGCAGTCGGTCAAGTCTAACCTTGTCCGGGGCGTGTCGATTGGATTCTGCGCGCTCGAATCCGCATTCATGGAAAACGGCGGGCGTCGCTTTATTAAAACCGAAGTTATCGAACTGTCGCTTGTGACCGTGGCCGCCAATTCAGCGGCGCGGGTTCACTCGGTCAAGGCGCTCGATGTATATTGCCCGCGCCTGCAGACGCAGGGCGTGCGGCTGATTGATCCCCGACCGCGCGGCGGCGGGGTTCGGCTTATCAGGCCGACTTGAGAATTTGCCGAAACGCGGTCGCATTAGCTGCCGCGTTTCACTTTGGGCGGGCATTGCTACCCGTTGCACGGTAGCCAGAGGGCCGCAGGTTAACTCGCCGAAACGGCGGGTTTTTTGCTACCTGTGAAAAGGGGAATATTTCAATGAATTACGCACAACAGATTGCCTCGCTAAAGGCGACGCATCAGGCAAAAGACAAGCAAATGCAGGACATTATGGCGACCTCAGTCGCCGAGGGCCGTTCGCTTGATACCGCCGAGGGCGAACAATTCGACACGCTTAAAGGCGAATGCGAGCAGCTCGAAAAAGACTTGGGCCGACTGGCCTACCTTGAGCGGCAGGCGGCATCGAGTGCCAAGCCGGTCGAGCCGTCCGAGCGGGCAGGCCAGAGTGTAAACGGCGGTTTCGTCTCGGCGCTGCAGCTGAAACGCCCGCCGGTACAAGCCGCGCCGGGCATCCGGTTCGCGCGCTATACGCGCTGTCTCGGCCTGTCTCACGTTTACAAGCAGAGTGCAATCGACATCGGCAAAAGCATTTACCCCGACGACGAGGGAATTCACTTGCTACTGCGGGCGGCGGTTCCGGCAGCCAATACTCAAAACGAGGATTGGGCCGGGAGTCTCGTATCCGCGGAATCAGGCGTCGTCGCAGATTTCCTCGAATACCTGCGACCGATGACGATTCTCGGAAAGTTCGGAACCGGCGGCATTCCGTCGCTTAACGAGATTCCGTTCCGGACGCCCGTAATTACGCAGACCAGTGGCGGCAATGCCCAATGGGTCGGCGAGGGCAAGGCGAAGCCGCTGACGAGCTGGGGCTATGGGCGCACAACGCTCGAGCCGCGCAAGGTCGCCGCGATTGCGGTCGCGACCATGGAGCTGCTGAAATCCTCGAACCCGAAAGCCGACACGAAACTGCGCGAGGAACTGGCGCGCTGCGTCGTCGAACGGCTCGACATCGATTTCGTCGACCCGGGCAAAGCCGAAGTGGCGAACGTTTCGCCGGCTTCGATACTGAACGGCGTCACGGCGATTCCGTCATCTGGCAGCGACGCCGATGCCATTCGCGCTGATTTCATGGCATTGGCTGCAGCATTCATTGCGGGTAATAACCCGCTGTCGACTGGCGTATGGATCATGTCCAGTTCGACGGCCCTCGCCCTGTCGTTGCTGCAAAACCCGCTGGGGCAGACCGAATTCCCGGGCATCGGAATGTCGGGCGGAATTCTGTTCGGCCTGCCGGCGATTGTCTCCGAGTACATGGTCCGCGATACCGAGGGTTCAATCGTTGCCCTCGTCAACGCTCGGGACATCCTGTACGCCGACGAGTCCGGCCTCGAAATCCGGGTCAGCGGCGAGGCATCGCTCGAAATGGATGACGCGCCCACAAACGCCAGCGCCACAACGCCCGCCGAAACGACGCTCGTTTCCATGTTTCAGACTAACAGCCTCGCATTTCTGGCTGAACGGTCTGTCAATTGGGCACGCGCCCGCGAGGATGCGGTCGCGTGGCTGTCCGGCGTTACTTGGGGCATCGGCAGTTAACAGCGCATAACCGCTAGACAGGGACGGGCACGAATGCCCGTCCCTGTTTCGAGGGGCAGGATATGGGGAAAGTTCTCGTTCAATACACGCGCGGCGGCAAGCGCAAAAATCTCGGCGAGCAGTATGCGAGAATTTTGGAACGGGTCGGCCTCGTGCATCGCGTCGACCTCACAGCCGAGGAACCGAAAAAGAAACGCGGCAGGCCCAAGAAATCCGAAACCGCAGCGGGCGAATATTCGCGCCGCGATCTGCGCGCAGAGGACTGAATGAATATTTTCGGATATGAGCTAAGCATCCGGAAAAAATTGCTAAACCCGGTTCCCGATTATCGCGGCTGGCATCATCTGATACACGAGCCATTTCAGGGCGCGTGGCAGCGTAACATCGACGAACGATATTCCGACCTGCTGAGTTATCCGGCGCTTTATGCCTGCGTGTCCCGCATCGCGCAGGACATCGCGAAATTGCCATTTATTCTAGTCCGCCTGTCGGCGGGTATATGGAAACCGGTCGAGGAAAATTCGCCGTTCTGGCCTGTGCTTCGCAAGCCGAATTATTATCAGACTGCGCAACAGTTCCGCGAATCGTGGTCGGTCGCAAAACTGATAAATGGCAACGCCTACATTCTGAAAGGGCGCGACGCGCGCGGCATCGTTAACGCGCTGTATTCGCTCGACCCGTGCAAGGTCGTTCCGCTAGTGTCCGATTCCGGCGATGTATTCTACAGAATACAGCATCGGGGAACGTGGAACCTGCCGCCGCTGCCGGACTTCGTGGACGACTATGCCGAGGGCGATGTCGTCATCCCGGCGCGTGAAATCATTCACGACAGAATGAATGCATTCTATCATCCGCTTATCGGAGTTCCGCCGGTCTGTGCGGCGCATTGGGCAGCGGTCAAAAACCTGCGCATACTGCGCAACGCTTCGCAGTTTTTCCAGAACGGCGGCAACCCAGGCGGCATATTGACCGCGCCCGCAGGGATCGATGACGCCGACGCCCGGCGGCTCGAACACTATTGGAACGAAAATTTTACCGGCGACAATTCCGGTCGAACGGCGGTTATCGGCGCGGACATCAAGTATACGCAATTCGGCATGAAAGCCGCCGACTCGCAGCTCGTCGAACAGATGAAATATTCCGACGAGCAAATATGTCAGCCATTCGGCATCAAGCCGTACAAAATCGGGATAGGCAACCCGCCCGCGGGCTGGAAATCTCACGACATAAATATCGAATACCATGGCGACGCGCTGTCCCCGCTAATCGAGGCCATGGAAAATCTGCTCGACGATGGCCTCGCCATTTCCCTGCCAATGGGCGTCGAGGTAAATCTCGAACCCTTGTGGCGTATGGACGAGGGCACGCGGGCCGAGACGGAATCGAAACTCGTCGGCGGCAAAATCAAAACGCCCGACGAGGCCCGGCGGCAGTTCAATCTGTCGTCGACGGCGGGCGGGAATACCCTGTGGGGACAGCATCAGGATTACCCGCTCGGGATTCTCGCCGAACGCGACGACCTAAACCCGGTCGCGCCCGAACCCGCGCCGCCGCCTGCGCCGGATGACGAGGGCGAGCTGCCTACCGACGAGGAAAGCGAAACCGACAAGGCGCTGCGTTACCTGTGGCGAAAGTCGCCGGAGTCCCTGAGCTATGTTCGACGTTAAAGCGTTCGTTTCCGACCTGCAGGATTACATCGCGGGCGCGCTGTCGCCCTTGTCACGGCGTATCGAGGCGCTCGAGCTGGCGCTCGCTGCCCGACCGGAACGCGGCCCGCCGGGCGAGCCGGGCGTCGGCGTGGCTGGGGCAATCATCAATCGACACGGGCATCTTGTCGTCACGCTGTCGAACGGAACGGCGCAGGACTTAGGGCCGGTAGTCGGGCGCGACGGGTTCGAGCTGGAAAATTTTTCGGCGACTTACGACGGCGAACGCGGGCTTACGTTAACATTTCAGCGCGGCGAGGTTCGCCGCGAGTTCGTCCTGCATTTACCCGTCGTCATACATCGCGGCTATTGGCGCGAGGAAACGCAGGCCAAAGCGGGCGACTCATGGACGCATGGCGGCTCGGTATGGATCGCCAAGCGCGACACGCAGGCAAAGCCGTGTTTCGAAAAGCCGGACGACTGGACACTCGCTGTCAAGGCGGGGCGAGACGGCGTCCAAGGCCCGGCGGGAAAAGACTATGCGCCGCCTAAATCCGTAAAGCTGAAAAAGGGCAGCGCCGCGCATGGCTGAAATGCTGGTCACAGTTGAGCAGGCCCGGGCGCAGTCGCGCCTGTTCGCCGATTCGTCCGGCGGTCCCGACGACGAATGGCTCGCAATATTTATTCCGGTCGCATCTGAGCAGGTCGCGCTATGGCTAAAGGATGCATGGCGCTTGTATGAGGTCGAGGTCGACGAGAACGGCGACGAGCTGCTCGATTCACAGGACGAACCGACGGTCGCGGTCGATTCGAACGGCGACAAAACAGTTCGCGCAGTCGTGCGCGGGGCGTGCCTGATACAGCTGGAATTTCTGTACAAAAACCGAGGCGCGGCCGACGAGGGTCAAGTACCGGCGGATGCCGGGCACGGCTATGTACTTTGCAATAACGCGACGGCAATGCTGCAGCCGTTGCGACGGCCCTCGATAGGCTGACCTATGCCAGCCATAGGCGCGGGCACGCTTCGACATTGGGTTCAACTGGAGCGACCCGAAATCCTGCAGAATCCGGTCACGGGCGAACAGGTCACATCCTGGGCGGGCGTCGCGCAGCTGTGGGCGGACATACACGCCAGCTCCGGAAACGAATTTTTCGCCGCAGGCGCAGAGCAGTCCGAGGTTCGCAATCGAATTACCATTCGACATTTCGAACCCGTCGACGCAACTATGCGCATCGTACACGCCGGAAAATACTATGCGATATTTGCCGTGCTGCCCGACGCGGATTCCATGCGCGAGCATTTGACGCTGATGTGCGGGGAGGGCGTGAGGCTTGACCTGTGAGCGACTGGCATCTGCTCGCGCCCGGTCCGTCGGCGTCGCGTGCTTTGGCGCTGCGCCTGCCGCATCCGTTCGGCGTGGTAAACAATGCATGGACCTTAGCACCGAACGCAGAGTTTCTCGCGGCGGTCGACATGGATTGGTGGCGACATTACCCGGCGGCGCTCGAGTTCGCAGGGAAAAAATTCTCGATTCACAAAGTCCCTCGAACCATTCAAGTGAAAATGCCCGTCGTAAATTCGGGAGTGCTGGCGCTGGAATGCGCCCGGCGCGAGGGCGCGACGCGGATTTTCCTGCACGGCTTCGACGCCAGAGGTTCGCATTTTTTCGGGCCGTATGCGAACGGACTGAAAAACACGCCGCCGAAGCAGCGAGCTTTACATGCCGGGCAATTCCAGCATTGGGGCAAAGCAAACCGGCGGACGGTCGAGGTCATAAATTGCACGCCCGGCTCGGCGCTGCGCTGTTTTCCCATGGCAAGCGCCGATGACCTTGCACACTTTCTCGGGCAGGAATCCCAGCCAGAACGAGGCGGAGCTCCGGGCGTTCGTTGCGTTTCTGCGTGAGCGAGGCGTCCGGCGTTATCTCGAAATCGGCGCGCGGCACGGCGACACGTTTCATTCCGTTATGAGTTCGCTGCCGGCGGGTTCAGGCGGCGTCGCGGTCGACCTGCCCGGCTCGTTATGGGGAACGCACAAGTCTCAGAAGCATTTGCGCCGGGTCGTCGACGACCTGAACGCGAAGGGTTACAGCTGCTCGCTGCTGTTCGGCAATTCGCACACGCTGGCGACCAGGCGGCTGATATATACGCGCGGCCCGTTCGATGCGGTTTTAATCGACGGCGACCATACACTCGCGGGCGTTACCCGCGACTGGCAACTGTATGGCGACCTCGCGCCGGTCGTCGCATTCCACGACATCGCCGGCGACGGTCAGGCGGAAAAAGTACACGGCCGCTCGGTCGAGGTTCCGGTATTGTGGGCGAGCATAAAGAACGCCTACAGGACGCGCGAATTCGTCGCGCCGGATTCGAGAATGGGCATCGGGGTCGTATGCAATTTTATTTGACAAGCGGGCAGCATCAAATAAAAGCCGGGGCGGCTATCAAGGCCGGATTCGAACGGCATGGCGCGCTGCAGTTAGGGCCGAACGTGGCCGTTTGCTGGGGCTGGCGAAAGGGTCGAATCCTGCGCGCGGCTGGCCGGGATGTGCTGTTACTGGAACGCGGTTACATGGGCGACCGGTATAGCTATACCTCGATTGCATGGAACGGTCTGAACGGGCTGGGGCAGTTTCCCGACTATCCGCCCGACGGCGGCAAACGCTTCCGGTCGATGGGCCTAGCACTCGCGCCGCTGCGTTACATTCACGGCGGCGGGCAGTATGTGCTGCTCGTCGGGCAGGTTCCCGGCGACATGTCGCTGCGCGGCGCGAACCTGCTGCCATGGTACAAGCATACCGCGGCGCAGGCAGCGGCACAGTTCGGGCTGCCGGTCGCGTTCCGCCCGCATCCGCACGCGCTCGCGCGCGGGCACGGGCAGAACATTCCGGGCTGCCGGACCGATACCGGGCCGCTGTCCGACGCACTATCGGGCGCGGCGGTCGTCGTGACCTATAACAGCAACGCTGCCGTCGACGCTTTGCTCGCCGGCGTTTGGACCGTCTGCCATGACGCCGGGTCGATGGCGTGGCCGGTCGCCGCGCAGAGTCTGGACGGCGTCTGTCACTACGAACGCCGCGAGCCATGGGCGCACGAACTGGCGTTCAAACAGTGGACGCTCGGAGAAATCGCGAGCGGCGAGGCGCTGGTCGGGATTGTCGACGAGCTGCGCCGCAGCGAGGTCGCCTGATATGGCGCTGTCTACTGGCTCGGACTGGCTGTCATGGGAACTGCATGGCGTCGAGGAATTAGTCGACCGGCTGTCGAAACTCACGAATGCCATACAGGGCAAAGCCGTTCGAACCGCCGGGCGGCAGGCGTCGAACCTGATTCGGGACAATGTGAAATGGCGGGCGAAGCAGCTCGACGACCCGTCGACTGCGGAAAGCATTGCGGAAAACGTCGTGGTTCGCTATGCGTCGCGGACCGCGAAACGCGAGGGCGGCGCGGCGTTCCGGGTCGGCGTACTCGGCGGCGCGAAATCCTACGTTAAGAACAAAACCAACGAACGCAAGCAACGAACAGGCAAACAGTATGCGACCGGCGGCAGCTCCGAGAATCCGGGCGGCGATACGTTCTATTGGCGGTTCGTGGAATTCGGCACGAGTAATACCCGAGCGCAGCATTTTATGATGCCGGCGCTCGAGGAAAGCATTAACCCGGCGACGGACAAGTTCGCGACCGTACTCGCGAAAGAAATCGACAGGGCGCTCGCGCGCATACGCTGATGCATCCGCCGCTATTCGACATTTGCTCGGCTTATGCACCGCTGGTCGCGCTGCTCGGAACCGACCCGGTCCGCCTGTGGCCGTTCGGTTCCGTGCCGCAGGGGGAATCGCGTCCCTATGCCGTATGGCAGACGACCTACGGCGCGCCGGATAATCTGCTAAATCAGCGCCCGCTGCTTGACCGCTGGGGCATACAGGTCGACGCTTACGCCAAGACGGCGAGCGAGGCCCGCGAGGTCGCCCGAGCGATTCGCGACGCTATCGAGGGCGACGCTTACATCGTCGCATGGAATGGCGAGTTTCGCGACCCGCCGACGAACCTGTACCGATACAGTTTCGCTATTGAATTTATGACACCGCGTTAAACACGAGGGGAACCGAATGAAAACTCAAGGAACGGAAATGTATGTCATCGACCCGGATTCCGGGACGGCGCTTGATGTCGGATGCGTTATCAGCATCGACGGCGTAAATGTGACACTCGAGCAGAACGAGGTTACATGCTTGCGCGACTTGGTTCGCAGTTACGAGGCCGGACTCGGCACGCCAGGGCAGATGACGTTCGGCATTTACTTCGACCCGCAGGACGCGACGCATATCAGACTGCACGAACTGAAACGCGCAGGCGAACAATTACATTGGGCGATTGGCCTGTCGGACGGAACCGGGATTCTGCCCGGCGCGACCGCGCTAGATTCGGAAGGGGAATACGATTATTCGGCGCTGCCGACTTCCCGGAGCTGGCTGACGCTGGTCGGGTATATGTCAGACTATCCGTTTTCTTTTGCGCAGAATTCGCAGATTACCTCGAACATCGTCGTTCAGGTTTCTGGCGAGCCAATCATTATTCCGGCGGTTAGCTGATGACGACACTAGACGACCTGCGAAGTTTCGGCGGCATTGTTTCCGACGAGCCGGTAAAGCATCCGATTCGGTTCAGCATCGGCGACGAGGAAATCGAGGCGCATATATTCGTCCGGCAGTTGAGCATCGGCGACCAGGAACGCATTTTCAAGGCTGCCGACAATAAGGATCAGAGTCGAGCAGCTGCGATGATTTCCGAACTCGTCACGCTGGGCGAGGATGGAAAGCAGCGAATCCCTTTTCAGGATGCCTACAAATTGCATCCGAATCTTGCGGGCGCAATGGTCGCGGCGATTAAGCAGGTTAACAGGCTAGACGCCGCAAAAAACTAGAACCCGCCGACCGCAAGCTGCACGAACTGGCGCTTGCGCTCGGCGGGATGACCGTCGAGGAACTAAAGGACCGCATGTCACTCGCAGAGTTCACGGGCTGGCTGTCGTTCGAGCGGGAATGCGGGCCGCTGAATCCTTATTTACGATTCGAGGCGGCAATCGCCCGGGCGGTCGCGCCGTTCCTGAAAGGCCCGAACGTTCGCGACTATCTAATGCCATGGCCGAAGGAACCCGAAGCCGACCCGGACGACCCGTCGCAGGTCATCGCGTTCCTAAAGGCGACGTTCGGCGCGAAGGAAAAGCAATAAATGGCAAGCCGTAGCCTAGGGACTTTGACGCTAGACCTGATTGCCAAGGTCGGCGGATTCGTGACCGGCATGGATGCCGCCGCGCGGGCGGCGGACCGGACTAATCGGCAGCTTAAAAAATTCGGCTCTGACCTCGCATCGGCATTTACGCGGGCGACCGCTGTCGCAGCGGGCGCGCTGGCGTTTTTTACCAAGCAGGCTATAAGCACGCAGGACGAGCTGCACGACCTGTCGGAAGTGACCGGTATCAGCACCGAGTCGCTGTCGCAGCTCGGCTACGCGGCCGACCAGTCGGGCACGAGTTTCGATTCAATCATAACCGGATTCCGCAAGCTGTCGAGCGCGGCTGCCGATGCGGCGAGCGGCATCGAAGCGCCAGCGAAAGCGTTCGACAAGCTGAAAATTGAGACGACGAACGCAGACAAAACCCTAAAAGACATGGACGAATTGCTGCTCGAGGTCGCGGACGCATTCTCGACCATGGCGGACGGGGCAGCAAAAAATGCACTGGCGCAGGACTTGTTCGGGCGCTCGGGCGCTGAACTGATTCCGTTCCTGAATCAAGGCGAGGCCGGCATCCGGGCTTTGATGGAACGATTCGACGAACTGGGCGGCACGGTCACGGATGCCAGCGCCGCGCTCGCCGACGAGTTCAACGACAGTCTTAAAGACCTGAAAGAAATTTCAAAGGGCGTTTTCAATCAGTTCGCGACGGCTATCCTGCCAATGCTCGTGCAGTTTTCCGACTACCTGGTCGACAGCTCCGAGGATATGGTCGACGCCGAGGATAGCGCGCGGAAACTTGCCGCCGGTTTCAAGTTCCTAGCGTCGATTGCGGTCGCGCTAAAGGGCGCGTTCGAGGCGCTCGGAACCATGATTGGCGGAGTCGCTGCCGCTATCGGTCGCGTGGCCGATATGAAACTGCCCGACACGGGAACGGGCACGCTGACGGAATGGGTCGCGATTCGCGTGCAGGCATTGCGGGCGGGCGGGGAAATTTCCGAAGCGTTCGAGGATGCCAAGCTAAACGCAATCGACGACATCGAGGCAATCGAAGCGATATGGACCGAGGCCGTCAATAATCTCGACAAGGCGACAGACGAGCTGGGCAAGCCGGGCGGCGGTTCCGAGGTTACGTTCGTCGACGAGGCGGCACTCGCCGAGCAGGTCAAAAGCGCCGAGGATGCGCTCGCCGAAATACAAAAAATGCAGACCGACCTCGACCAGCAGGTCGCGACTTTCGGGCAGGGCACGGCGGCGGTCACGGCGTACAGCATTGCACAGGGACAGCTCGCTAAAACTTTCGCCGCCGCGGGCGCGGCTGCCGATCCCTACAGGCAATCGCTGGTCGACACGCAGCAGGCGCTCGAGGATTTAGCCGAGGCCGAGAAAATCGCCGCCGAGGAATTCTCGAAACAGCAAGCGAACCAAGCCGAAATAATTTCGCTCGACCCGCTGCTCGCTTACGAGGCCCGGCTCGCGCACCTTGACGAACTGTTAGCCGAGGGCCTGAACCCGGAAATATGGCAAAAGGAAGCAGACGCCGCTGCTCAGGCATTCAAGGATGCGACGACCGAGGTCAACGTGTTTGCCGAGCAGGCGACCCGTAACGTTCAGGACATACTGTCGAAGCATCTTAAAACCGGATTCGAGGACGGGTTCGACGGCATCCTCGACTCGTTCAAGCAGTTGATTATAGACCTGACCGCCGAGGCGCTCGCCGCCGACATTGCGCAGGCCTTGTTCGGCGGCGGCGGGGTCGGTTCGGGCGGCGGGCTGTTCGGGTTTCTGGGCGAGCTGTTCGGCGGCGGGCGAGCCATGGGCGGCGGCGTTGTCGCCGGCACGAGCTACCTTGTCGGGGAACGCGGACCAGAGGTATTCACGCCCGCGATGTCAGGTTCCATTTCGCCCAACAGTTCGGCGGGCGGCGTTAACATTGTGCAAAACAATTATATCAGCGGCTCGAATCTCGGCCCGGAACAAATGACGAAAATTCTCGACGACAATAACCGGAAACTAAAGGGCGAGTTCCTGGGCGAGCTGCGTCGCGGAGCTTACGCCTAATGGCAATCTATGACCTCGACATATGCCCGCAGTCGGCGACCATTTCGCTGATAGCGAACACGGCGCTATATGCCTCGCCCTTGATTGGCAGCGCACAGACTACCGACCGGCAGGCAATGAAATGGAAAATTCAGTATACCTATGACAACGTTTCGACCGACCAGCGCGGCGAGCTGATGGCGCTTATTGCCGCGGTCCGCGGTCAGTCGAACCGACTGCGGGTTATGGTTCACGATAACCCGGCCCGGGGCGCAGGCGGCGGAAGCCCGCTGGTTAACGGCGCAGGTCAGACCGGGAACACGCTGACTATTGACGGGGCGACCCCTTCGGTAACGAATTGGATTCGGGCGGGCGATTATTTCTCCGTCATCGTCAACGGCGAACCGGAACTCAAAATCGCCATACTCGACGAGGATAGCAGCGGCGGGGGTTCGTGCATTCTGACGTTCGAGCCGAAGCTCCGCGACTCGCCCGCAGACAATGCGTTTATATATACCGAGCCGAACGGCATCGCCATACCGCGCGGAATATTCGTCATGGAAAATCCCGAAAACGGCTGGCAATCCCTGCCCAATTCTACCGGCCCGATTTCTGCGTTTACCCTGTCCATGATCGAGGATGTTTTCGCGACGCAAGCATGACCATACGGGATATATCGACCGACAATGTTAACGCGCTGAATTCGTCCGTCGTTCGGCCTATCCTGTTTGCGCGCATGGATTTCGGGTCAGGCGTCAAACGATTCCATACCGAAGTCGGGCCGCGGACCGCGACGACGGTCCTGTATGGCGCGGAGCTGTATCTCGGCATCGGCGCATTCGGCGGTATCTCGGGCGACATCAAGGAAACCGTCAGCGCCGCGCCCGAGGGCGTACAGCTGTCCCTGACCGGCGTCGACCCGGCTATGATTGCCGACGCCACGACCGACGATTATCACAGGCGCGATGTCGACATCCTGTTCGGCTTCGACGATATAAACGGCGAGCTAATCGACGACCCGGTCATCGTATGGTCGGGTTATATGGATCATGCCGTCATCTCGCTCGGGCAAAGTATGGGCGAGCTGACGCTCGTCTGCGAATCCCGCGGCACGAACGGGCGCGGGCGCTCCGATCTGCGGTTTACCGACGAGGACAAGCAGGCTGCGAACTCGGGCGACTTGGCGGGCGAGTACGTGTTCCGAATGGTCGACCTGCAACTGAAATGGGGCGGCGATCAGGTCGCCGCGGGCGGCGGGCGTGGCCTCAATTTCCGGATAGCCGGGGCGTGAACGTGCCGGCGCTGGCTGCCTACCTAGACCGGGCGGCGACCGTGCCGGCCCGGCTCGGCGGCTTCGACTGCGTCCGGTTCGTTATCGAGGGAATCCGGGTCGGCTGGGGCGAGGATTTCCGCGGCTGCCTGCGCTATGCCTGCCGGCGGGAGGCGGTCGAACAGCTCCGGGGCGCAGGCGGGCTACGGGCGAATTTCTGCGCCGTCCTGGGCGATCCTGTCGCGGCTGCCGGCCTGCAGCCCGGCGACATCGCGTATTTGTCCGACCCGGAAACCGGGACGGCGGCGGTCGGCCTCGTGCTGCCCGGCTACGTCGCCGTCAAGGTCGGCCGAACGATTGCCCGGGTTCCCTTGGACCGGGTCGCCGAGGGCTGGACATGGGCGCGGCACTAGCCTTTATCGGGGCGGTTTTTTTCGGCGTCGGGGCGGGCGCGTCGCTGGCCTACGTCGTCGCCGTGAACCTCGCCCGCATCGCGATTCTGTCGCTCGTATCCAAGGCGCTCGCGCCGAAAATCGACTTGTCGCAGGCAGCCGCCGATAAGCTGCTGACGGTTCGCTCGAGTTTCCAGCCACAGGCGTTCGTGTACGGCGAGGATATGCTGTCCGGCCCGCTGCTGTTCGCGAACACGGCGGGCGAGGGTAACGTCGACCTGCATCGACTGGTCGCCCTGACCGGGCGGGAAATAGATTCGTTCGTCGCGTTCCGCATCGACGACACCGACATCGTCATCGGCGACGACATCGCCAGCGACGCCGGCCCGGTCACGGGCGGACAGTTCGCCGACGTGATGGAAATAGACACGCGGACCGGGACGCAGACGCAGACGGCTATCGCGGAGCTCGTGGCCGCGTTTCCGGGCAACTGGACAGCCGCGCATCAGGGCCTAGGCTGGGCGCTGTTTTATACGAAAATGACGCTGGTCGAGGGTAACGAGGCATTCGAATCCGGCATACCGCAAAACCTGCGCGCGGTCGTCAAGGGTTCCAAGGTATACGACCCGCGCGTCGTCGGTCACGATTTCGACGACCCCTCGACCTGGGAATGGTCGGATAACCCGGCGCTGATTCTCGCCGATTTCCTGATATGGCAGGATGTCGGCTACGGCGAAGTTCCCGAGCGGATCGACTGGACACTCGTCGAAGCCGCTGCCGACATATGCGAGGAACAGGTCGTAATCCCGGGCGACGATTCCGACGGCGGTCTGCAGAATCGCTATACCTGTAATTTTACGTTCTATGCGGATCAGACGCGGCAGGACATTCGCGAAATCATTGTTAATTCAATGCTTGGCCGCTGCATATTCTCACAGGGAAAGTGGCGTATGTGGGCGGGCGCTGCGCTGCCCGCGACCGTCACGCTGTCGGAAGCGAACCTGGCCGGCAGCATACAGCTGCAGGCATCGACGCCGAGCGAGCACCGATACAACCGCGTCCGCGGAAAATTCGTCGACCCGTCGCGCAACTATACGGCGAACCCATATCCCGAACAGCGTGACGCAGCTTACGAAACCGCCGACAACGAAATCAAATATCAGACGTTCGACCAGAATGCCTGTAATAACTCTTACGAGGCGCAGCGCAACGCAATCATTCGTTTGCGGCAATCGAGGCTGCAGCGCGTGATTACATTTCAGGGCAACTGGTCCTGTTTCCGCGTGCAGACCGGCACGACGGTCGAAATTGATATAGCCGAATTAGGATTGTCCGGCGACAAGTATTTCGTGACCGAATGGATTCTCGACAAGGATGGACGCGGCGTAAATCTGACCATGACGCAGGAATCCGACGACGTATGGACCGACCCCGACGACTACGTCGTTCGTTCGCCGACCGGCGAGCTGATATTCGAAAGCCAGCCACCGCCCGCCGGCGATCAGCTCGGAAACATGGTAATGCTCAGCGACGGCGGCACGTTCCGAGCCGCGTACAGCCCCGGCAATGCGATCTGGCACGGGCGCTCGTTGACCACGCAGGATTGGGAGGACGTCGAATATGCGGGCGACGGAATTTTTGTCGGCGTATCCTCGAGCGGCGCAGGCAATCGCATCGCGCGCTCGGTCGACACGGGAATAACTTGGGCGCTTGTTTCAGAATTCGCGGTCGGCGAAAGGCGGTATAACAATATACTGCGTTTAGCGTCGGGCCGGCTCATTGTAGCAACGAACAACAACGCGGCAACTATCGATAATTTTATTTCATCCGACGACCAGGGCGCGACATGGACGCGGCGCGATTCGACGGGACTAACCGGGCTGCAATGCCGGCAGCTTACCGAGCACGACGGAATATTGCTCGCGGTCGGTTCGCACGCTGCCGACGATAACGTTTTAAAGTCTGTCGACGACGGTAATAACTGGACAGGTTATTTTAATAACGGCACGGGCGGAAGTTCAGGAATGCAGGCTTGCGCATGGCATTCGGGCTTAGGTTTATTTGTTGGGGCGACGGGCTTTGGTCACGTTGTGACCAGTCCGGACGGGGAAACGTGGACGACCATTGCAACGAGCGGCACGGTTAACGGTTCCGGGAATTACATGATATGGAACCCGGCGCTGTCGAGACTTTTTCTAGCTCATGCGAGCGGCATCTCGTCGAGTCCGGACGGCGTGAATTGGACGACCGTCGCGACGCCGTCTAGCGGCGGTTTCAATAAGGTAATCTACAACCCCGCCAATGGTTTCATGTTCGCAGTTCGGACTTCGACAACGGACGCGAATTGCTGGGCGAGTGTCAACGGCACGACATGGCAGCCGCAGGTCGGTCCGTGGACTTCCGGAATACCGTTTTTAACGATTGCTGCGGCAACTGATTGACATGCGCGCCGCCGTGCTGCTGGTCGCGGCCCTGTCAACGGGCTGCGGGACAGTCGAACGCAATCTGCGAATGGCAATAGAAATCGAATGGTATGAAAAATACCGCGAGCATATCGAGGCGCAAGCCGCCGACCAGGCGGACGAATGCGAATATTCTAGCGGCGAGAATAAAGACTGAGGCGCTCGCCAAGCCAGCGCATGACCGGAACCGCCATGGAATTGCCGAGCGCCTTGTATCGGGCGGAATCCGACGCCCCGGGTAACGCGGTATAACCGTCGGGAAATCCCTGCAGGCGTTCGCACTCGGTAGGCGTCAAGCGCCGGACGGCGAGCGAATCCTCGAGCAGCGTTTCGCCCTTGCAATCGCGGCGACGAATCGCCGGCAGCGCGCCAGCGACCGGAACCTCGCGGACTTCGTCGCGCTGATTCTGCGCAAACGCGACGACGTTTCGTGTCCGGAAATTGTTCGTCCCTTCGTGAGTATAGGTTCGATGCTCGCGCGTTATTATCGGATCGGCGAGCGGCGGAACGTATTCGACTATTGGCGTTTGCCCCTCGTCCAGCGTCGTGTTTATTCCCTTATACATGCGCGCCGTTAGTGCGTTCGCGATGTCCGGATTTATTTTTGCGCCGCCCAGGTTAGCGCCTGTTCCAATATCGGCGGCAGAGTTTTCTCGCGTTCCGCGGCCCGGCGCAAAATGCCCGCGCAGGCCTTGGGGGTCAAATAATATTTCTGCGGCAGGTCGCCAGTCTGCAGTATGTCCGACAACGAACACGCGACGGCGTCGCTGGGGTACTCCGAAATATTGAGCGTCCAGCACTCGCCAAACGACGCCATACCCGCATTCGACCATTGCCCCGACAAGGGTTCCAAAATCCCTTCCGCAGTTCGCGGACAGAACGCCGGGCACGTTTTCCCAAACGAACCAGCGGGGGCGGTAGCGGCTAAGAACGGAACAAAACGCGAGGGCCAGATTTCCGCGCGGGTCGTCCAACCCAGCGCGGAACCCTGCAATGCTGAACGATTGGCAGGGAGTTCCGCCGACGAGAATATCGAAAGCTGCGATGGGGTGCTTTCCATAGTCGTTCAAGTCTCCGTAGTTGGTGACGCCCGGGTAATGATGCGCGAGCACGCGCGAGGGAAACGCATCGTTCTCGAACAGGCCGACGCATTCAAAGCCGAGCGAGTTCCAAGCGACGGACGCGGATTCGATGCCGGAACAGACACTAAGGTACTTCAACTATCCGACCAGTCGGCGACCGCCTGCGTCAGCTCGTTCGCGTTTTCGGTCGGGGATATGACGACCGACGAGACCCCGCCGCCTGCCTCGAACCCGGTCAGCGTAACGCTGACCATCGGGGCAGCGCCGGCGATATACCACGTATGCACGCGCCGCCCGGTTTTCGAACAGCGGCGCGGCTCGCCCTTTTCTACGAGGCCGGCGACCTCAAGGTCGGCGAGGCGCTTGTGCGGCAGATGCGCCGCCTTGTAAAAGTCCATGCCGAACGAGTAGAGCAGCACGGAATACTCGGCGGCGGTCAGGCCCGGGTTATTCCGGACCATGCGCTGCATTCGGCGCATGTCTTTTTCCCGGTCGCCGGTTTCCGTGTATTCGTCTGCTGCCTCGTGCGAGGTTTCCGGGTCGGAGTTTCGTGCAATCGGGGTCAGGTCGAACAGGTCTAGATTGTCCGCGTGTCTGTGCATGTCAGGGCCTCGTCTAAGGTTCGAAGTGTGAAGGGTCGCTCAAGGTATGCGCGGCCCGGGGTAATGACGAGTTCATATCCGACGGAAATCAGGAATCTTAAGCGCGGATCGGATACGAGCATATGCGAGACATCGATACGCTTGCGCGGGAATGGAACGACGTTGTTTGGTTTCACGCTGGCTTACTCGAACCGGGTCACGACATGCGTGCCGCTGGCGTCGGTCTGCGTGAACGTCTGACCGGTCCCGAGCCGTTCGATGGCGATGATTACATCGGCCTCGTATCCGTTCCCGGTGCAAAAATATTCGCTCGTTTGTTCGTCACAGCTCGGCTGATAGCCGTTCGTCCACGAGCAGGCGAAACGCCTGCCGCGCGGGACGCGGGCGTATTCCGGATAGAACGCCGATTGTTTGTCGTATACGCGCACGCTGGCGCACATTACTTCGGCGGATATGTCGAGGCCCAATTTGTCGCAGGCTGTGCGCAGCTCGGCGATAATGTCCGCGAGCTGGCCGAGCAATTCGTCGGACATCGGAACCGACCATATAATATCCGACGGGTCGTCGTCGGGATGGAACGTCATGTCGGCGCTTGCCAGTTGCTCGCAGGCGAGTTCAATCTGCCGGGCGTCGTTGAACGTCAGACCGTGCAGACGATTTAGCGTGTCGCTCCGACGGGCGACCCGGTCCGTACCCTGCAGCTCCGGCGCGCTCGGCTCGAACCATGGTCCGGTATCCTCGTCGGAATCATCCTCGACCGCGCTCGTGCAGTAGCAGTTGCCGTAATCGTACAGGCCGAACTCGGCAGGCTGCATGTCGCGGAAGTCCTGCGCCGCGTCGCTGTCGCTGTCGAGAAAAGTCTCGATAACCTGCGCATGTACGGCGGGCGCGACGCAGACATTCAGCCAGCCATTCCAGCGCGAGCCGTCCGTGTAGCCGTCGAATTCCTCGCCCTCGCCGAATTGCCAGCGTACCGGGCGCAACGAGTGTTCGCGCAAAAACGTCGCGTTCAATTCGGCATCGGCGAACGAGCGCCATAGGAAACGTTCGGCATCGTCTAGCGAGCCGAACAGGTCGGAGGAATTGCCGACCGTCACGCAATAGTCGCGGTCAATCAGCTCCGGGTGTATGGCGTTCGCTTCGTCCTGCACTTCGATATAGCAGCCGCCCATATAGTGATGCCCGCGGGCGTCAAAGTCGATGCCGTCGACATGGTCGAC